TTCAACAAGTTCCGACGGCTCACCATCCGCTACGAGCGCAAGCTCGACATCCATCACGCCTTTACCTCGCTCGCGTGCTCGCTCATTTGCCTGCGCGCTCTGCAAGGGTGGTTTTGAAAGGCGTTCTAAGTGCTTTGTTCAGACTCGACTGCTCGGGAGAGAGATTCGCCAAGCAACCCACAGTAAACCCGAGTGGGCTGACAAGTCTCGTCTGGCTGTTCACCTGGTCGTACCAGTATAGCCAGTCGCCGAACATGACCTTTACTCCGTAGGAGTCGATGCCAGCATTCTCTTTGGTCTGCACCGCCGAGGAGATGGTGTCACCGCTCGGCCCAGTGACGACCATGTAGATGCCTTCCGAAAGGGCAAAGCTACTAACCGCTGGCCACTGGGTAGCGTCGCTGCAGTCCGCAAGCGCACCGACCGCGCAGCCTTGGCCACGCAACGCATACATTCCGGTCCTAACGAGGCCGTCGGATCCAACGAGGGTTGCAGCGGTGACGTTCTGTATGCCGTCGGTCCCGCCCATGAGGGTTTGATTCGAGATAGCACTCGGTGCCACGGTAGTCTCTGTTCCGAGACTTGCCACGCAGAGCGCCGACGGTCCTCGGAGCGGCCCGATACCTGTGTTCACGGCTTGCACGAGGTTCTGCCAGAACCCCGGGTTACCGGCGCTAGCGCTGATGTTGTCGAACACCTCGGCCAGGTTACCCGGCAACTGCAAAATGAGCTTCCAGGTACCGGACTTCGAACCGGCGGCCAGTGCAAGACTGATGTTGTTACCCTGAGATCCCGTATACAGCGCCGTAAGAAGGATGGGATAGCTGTTGGTTGAGCTGTCAAAGGAGATGGCGTAGTTAGCTGCGGTGTCCGTGCCGTCAGTCACCCGCACCCCGACCATAGCCGAGGCCCCCTGCTGAACTGCACAAGACGCGAGTGTGCCCATGTCGAAGCCGCGCGGCATGACCGGGCCGAACGCAGCCGAGTATCCTGCCATGCTACCAAAGACGACCGGCTGGTTCACCGGCCCCCAGCTGGATGTTCCTACAAACCCAGCCAGGTTGGTCGGAACGCCGTTCAGGCTGAGTGACTGTGGAGAGGCGATTTGAACGTAAAGGTCCGGGACGACGAGCGCCGCGGTGTTGAGAGCGCCTGCCTGGGTGATCTGTGCCATCTTTCAGCCCTCGCTAGCCTCTCGTTCGGTCGTGAACGGTCGTTGCACAATGGTTGGCACGACCATCTTGGCATTGCCGCCGTTCAGGATTGCGGCGATGATCGAGGGGTCAGAGATGATCTCGCCACGGGTGTATGGACCAAAGGCATGCAAGACGATGACGGCAGTGGTTTTCACGCTTGTCATAGGATTTCCATCATTTAACCAGTCCGATGCTGGGGACCGAAGATGCAGTAATTGCGGCCTGTATCGCGCGACCCATAGCACTCGTTCGCTCAGGATCCGGTCCGCCGGCGCTGTACGTCGGCATCAACCAGCCACCTTCCGCAAGCTCGTTCCAGGCGTAGACCAAGCCTACCTGAGCAGGGCAGGCAGCAACATTTCCGTTGATGAACTTCACCATGTCGACGACGTGACCGCCGATAGCCGCGGGATCCGCCGTCTGGTAGAAACTGCTGCTCGTCAGACCAGTCGGTATGGGATAGAAGGGCTGCGGCGTCTCGATCAACGGGCGCTGGTCCCAGCCGGTCATCGCGGTCGGCACCATTGCATAACCAGCAGCGGCACGTGCCGCCCAGTCCGCCTCCGCGGCCTCCACGAGACTCGCGTAAGGCTGCGGAGCACCATTCAATCGCGGTGTAGCGTAAGCTCCGGCCGCATCGGCGCCGGCGGACATGGCAGCCGCGACGTTTGAATAGTCGAGAAGAGCCGCCGACGAAAGCCAGACAACATAGGGGTTAGCGCCTCCCGCCGCCGTCACCTGCGTCCTCACGAAACCGATCGCAGCAGCCACTCCGCCGGTCGGCAGCCCGCTTAGTTGCGCCGGACTTGCATCAAGAACGAGATAAAGGGGGCGCCCCCCGAGAACAGTCATATAGCCCGGCTGGGTCATCATGGAAATATCGCGTGTGAGCGATGGCTGGTCCTGGCCACCCGCTCCCCAGTTCGAGCTCTGGCCAAGCATACAGAACTTCAGCTTCGTTCTTAGCGAACTTGACAGGTAGAGCTGCAGCGCAAGAGACAAGCTGTCGTTCGGCTGGTAGCTGTCGAACGCCCAGAAACTGAGACCCGCTTGCAGAGCTGCCGCAATCTCCGCATCGATCGTGGCTTGTGTCGCTGCGGGCCAGCCCGCAACGCCGTCGTTGACGCTCGCGTTTGGCGGCAGTCTGAACTGGAACTGGGACGGCGAGAGCGCACTCGCGCATTGCTGATCGATGGCGTTGGCCGGATCATACCACGCATCGAACCGGATGGCGCCGAGTGGCGGAACCACCAGGCTCGGCGGCGGAAGCAAACAGCCGAAGCCCACCTCGGGCCCGGTGCCGGCAAGCGTTCCGACCCCAAACAGCATTTGCGGGCCAGTCTTCAGCATTGTCGTTGGATACTCAACCGAGTAGTCCAAATTGCGTCGGTATAGGTTTGCGTTCTCCGAAAGATCGCTCTCGCTGGTCGAGCGGTAGAGGAGCCTGCCGACCGTGCCGTCACTGAGAGTTAGCCAGTCGATGACCGACAGGGCATTGTCGATCGCCGCCGCAAGCGCGTCGCGGCCTCCCGGCGTGGGACACCAGACGGAAACCATGAACACCTGCTCCTGGCGCCTGGTTTCCATTTCCGCCGTGCCGGTGCCGACCACCCTACCCTCGATTGAAACGCCGGGCGGAGCCAGAACCGTTGCGCCATCGCTTGTCGCACCGCTGACCAACGCTGCCAGCCCTGCCGCCGCGGTGTCGAGAGTGTCCGATGCGAGGAGCTGGTAAGAGTAAGCCACTCCATCCGCAATCAGCCCGACGAGTTGTCCGGCTGTGACTGTGCCGGCAAGAGTGAGACTGGTCCCCTCGACAGTCACCGTTATAGTAGGCTCTGTGACAGCGACAGTCCGCCAGACCCGCGGATAGCGGGAGGTGTCGCGGGTCGCCTTCTCTTGACTGAAAACAGTGACGGTCTGCGTGCCAGCCGCGAGGTCGGCGTTCAACGTCTTGTTCGCCGGCCAACCTCGATAGATCTTTACGTCGAAACCGGTGACGCTACTCTGAGCGAGTCCGCCCGGATAGACGGCGGCGAAGATCGCACCGCACAGCGCTTCCTCCACATCCGAGATGTCGGCCAACTATCCCTCCTGACGCCCCGTGTAGCTCTTCTAGCCGACTTAGCCCTCTGGCCCGGTTGATCTACTCCAAGCCGTCCTACACGAGGACGATCTACGGGCCATCACAGCCGACTTCAGGTCGTCGCCATTCCCACCATGAGCTTGCAGCCGAATGCCGTGGTCTCGAAGCTCATGACTTCATAGAGCTGCGAATTCTGGTCTTGCAGACACAAGCCGAGCCCCAAGGTGAAACCGGGGATCGAGGGCATAAGTACCTCGTAGAAAGCTGAGTGCGTGTCGCTTGGCAACTTCGTAACGTCCGGTTCGCCGCGGGTCTTTGACAGCATGCTCATCGGCCACCCGCTCGCGACAAGCGTGTCGCCGCTACTCGTGACCCCACCATAGGAATTAGTGCCAGCCGAGGTTGTCTGGGCCGTGTCAAGGATGTCAAAAATACCGTTGCACAGAACAACCCAGGCGGGTCTGAGTGGCTCTATCCGTGAGACAAAGTAGGTGTCAGCCCCGACAAGATAATCGCCCTCGTCTACCTGACTCGGGTCGGAGATCAACAAAGCAAACGGGTGACCAGGCGGCGTGGCCGACCTCACAGCCAGGCGGCTCTCCGCATCGAACGCTGCGGTCAGTGTGCTCAGGCTCGTTGCCGGCGAGATGGGGTTCATGGCGCTGGCCGGACGATAGTGCTGGAGTGAAGCGCCCAACGCGGCCGCGGCCTTCGCGAGTCCCAGGTCAATATGAGCTTGAACAATCGCCTGGTTCATGTTCCCCCCTTTGCTGATGATCTACGCTACCGAGACAATTCCGCCGTTATTCCAGAGCTGTCCCGTTCCACTTGAGGGAGATTGCGACGGGAGTACCCCCATCGTGACCGAACCTCCGAAGCTGGCTGCCTGCGCAGACAGCACTCCGCTCAGAATTTGCAGCGCGACATTGGCGGTGTAGAGGCGGCCGTCAGGCGATAGGCCTACCGTGCTCCCCGACGGAAGCGAAAGCGCCAATGTTCCTGGACCGCCCGGGCAGCCTGTAATAACGTTTGCCCGCGAACTGGTGCTTAGGGTGCTCCCCACGCCGACTGCTACCGGCACAGGCAGGGCGAAGCTTACGAGCAGATTGCCTCCACTCGCCGCGTCAAAAAGGCCCGCAACTGCGATCGTTCCCCAAGCTGTCGTAGAGGGACCGACAGTTCCGGCCGTGACGTCGAACGTGACACCGTTTTCGAGCCCGGAGAACACAATCATGCGCCTTGCATAGGACGGGTCCGCCGGCTCTTGCAGAACGCCGGCGACCACGCCCGTCCCATACCCGATCCAACCAGTAAAGAAGCTCATCAATCCTCTTCCTCCACTTCCGGATTAGCCCTCCTGGCCCCGCGAACGTCAGCATGCGGTCCAAGCGAAGTCCGCCTCCTGAGTAACCTCCGCCGAATCGCTCGAAACCCGGCCGAGATGCGCGAAAGGAGCATTGTCTACAACAGGCGACAGCGGTGCCGGTCGCGGTCCGCTCTCACCGACGATTTAGATAACGATTGCGCTCACAAGCCCGAGTCCAGGATCAAGAGGCACGCCAATGAATGCAGCAAGCCGCCTGCGCCACTGGTCGAACAACGCCAATCGATCCTGGACCTCGGATTGATTGTGGGTCCAGGAAGCTGCCTGCTCGGTATCAAGGTTGCCCGAAGCTCCCACCGCTGCAGACTCAAGGCTGTAGAGGGAGGCAAGGTACTGCCGCACAACCTGGAACTCTTCCGGAGCGAAGTTGGTCATACGGTACTCGAGCGTTCCATAAGCCTGAAAGAACCGCCAGGATTGCGAGCCGGTATTGCCCGTTCCGTAGGCCGGGTAACCAAGGAAACGGCGAACGTCCACCCTTTCGGCGTTCGATAGTGGAAGGTTCGAGAGGCTCGTGGAACCTGACAAGGTCAGTCCTCCTCAAAATCCGCCCCCCGCTCTCGGAGCAGGGCGACCTCATCAGGGTTGTCGACCCTCTGACCGCCATGCCAGAAGCGGTGCCCGCCACGGTCGTCTATAAATCCGTGTGGAAATCGCAGCACGATAGTTACAGGTCCAAGCTCGGTCGGGGACGATGCGTCCCCGGCCTGATCCGCCTCTTTACGAGGACGACGTGCCATCAGAGGCTCTCAATCACCACCCCCCGCTTCAGATAGCTGTTCGTCGCTGTCGGGATGATCGACGTGCTCGCCGTCGCGTCTGTCGGCAGCGCATAGCCGCCGATCCAATACCATGACTGCGCGATGATCTGCTTCAGCCGATCGAGCGGCTCACGCGTGACCATCACCACGTTGTCGATGCGCTCCATGAGCGACTTGTCGGCGTCAGGAATATCCCGCGCGCCCATGTCGGCGTAATCGCCCTCGATGAGCGCGCCCTTGCCGCATACAATTGCACGGTGGACCGGACCAGAACCGAGCGACGCCTGCTGCGGAGCCTCGGTCGTCGGCACGAACCGCACGCCGAGTAGCTCTACGACGGTCCCGGCGGTGTAGGTTTCACTGCCGTACGCTCCGCGGTAGAGGTACTTGAAGTCACCGTCGCGAAACAGGCCAAGCATCTGCTGGTCGTCGAGATAGCAGTTGTACGAGCCGTTGATGGTCGGGACGTTGTTCATACGCAGTGCTGCGACCGCGCCGAGCACCGTCTGGATGCCGAGCGTGTCGCCGGGAACGTAGTTTGCCGCGCCATAAGTGCCGCTCGGAGCAACCAGCGCGCCGGTCGTGAGCCTGCCGTTTGGCCGGAGCACGAGTGGAGCCGTCGCAGCAATGATCGGCTGTCCGGAAGTTCCATCTGACACGGCGACGTTGGTCGAGAACGTAAGCGTCCCCGAGCTGCCACCGGGTGCAGTCGAGATGTTAGTTGCGTCGGCCGTGCTGTTCGTCAGTGTATAGACGTTTGCACCAACAGTCACAGTCATGCCGTTCGTCGCGCCGACGGGGACGACCTGGCCGTAACTGTTGAGCACGTTCTGGAAGCCGCGAATGTCATCGACCCGCACGGTTGTTCCTGCCGCGCCAAGCGTCGTGATAACTCGCGTATTGCCGCCGAGGTAGCCCCCTACCCCGCCCGGAGCACCACCGAACAGCGCGTTCCGCGCAATGCGGTCCAGCGACTGCATAGCCTGGATGCCGTTGGTTTTGGCATTGGCAAGAAATTGGCCGGCGATACCGACGCCCTCGCTGACCATGTTGAGGTCGGTCGTGTCGCCGTATTGATTGATGGTCAGAGTATACTGCTCGACCGACCAAGTCGAAGGCGTTAGGCCGTTATCGAAATTGGTGTTGCTGGACGGAACCAGAGGAGTCGTAACCGGCGTCTTAAGGCCCTTGCGTGTTTTGGTGATCGTCTCACCAATGCGGTTCGGGAAGACCTCCCGATCAGCGATTGCACGGAAGCTCAGCCTCGACTGCAGCCCGTCCTGAAACTCGCGGGCAAGGAAACCCTGCTGGATGATGGGCTGCAGTTGCTGCGGGAAGTTCTGAATTGGCATGGATTGCTTTCATAGAAGGAGGGCGTAGCGCAGGGATGGCTCCGATAAAGCCGGTCTGCCGTGCTGCCGAACCCGTTCAGGTCGTTCTAGGTTACTGCCGGCTAGTCTCAACCGCTTGGCGGGCTCTGATAGTCGTCAGATCGGTGCTCTCAGGAGTTTGTCCCGCTCTGCCTGCCAGGCCTCTCTCGATAGCGTCCGGGCGTCCAGGGACGTGGGCGTCGCGGGCGAAGGAGGTCGCAGGGTTTGGGCCGTCGTTCCTGTAGCAATACCCGGCCGCAACTCGCCGAACAGGTAAGGCTTCTCCTTGCGAAGGGCGTCAATGAGTGCTTCCGCGCCCACAACCTCGCCTTCGTCACTCACGCTGAGTTTCGTCAGGTCGGCGAGGCGGAGACCATCAAGGTCGATAATGCCCGCCTTGATCGCGTGAGCCTTGAGTTCCGACCTTACAACGCGATCATTAAGCTCCGGCCGGTCTGCAGGCTGAAGAGCTCAGTGGCTTTCAGTGGGACGGGGACCGAAAGGGCGCCTGGTCGGTGGAGATTGCGCTCCAGGTAATAGGGTGCCCGGCGGGCAGCGGATCAACCCCAGCCGCCTCTCGCGCTTCGGTGCAGATCTCCTGACGCGACCGCGCCGAAAGCAGCTTGGCTCGCCTCTGCGCGAAACTGCGGCTCACGCCTAGCCGTGCAGCCGCAGCCCGGATGGTAACACCCTGATAATCGAGGAGCCGGGTCAGCTTGGCGTCCAACTCACCGGTCCAGTTGATCGAGCGGGGCAT